GTTGATGTCGGATCTAACCGCCGCACCAGTGCCGTTGGCTATGACGTAATCGTGCTGAGCCACGAATCAAGCGCCCACTAATAGACCGAGTTTAGCCCTGCCGTCCATATCCGGTTGCACTCCATGTGAAGTTGCGGGTGACGGGACTACCGCCGGAGTTGAAAAAGCTGATCTGGAAGCCCGTTCCAGTCACGTTGGAGATCTGGAAGTAATCGCCGGCCTGCAGGTTTTGCGCCGTTATGCCGACGCTAGGCAAATAGGCATTTAAGCCGCCGATGCTGGCCGTCCCAGTAAAGAACGGGTGGGTGAAGGTCACGCCGGTATTGGTGGTGCCGCTCGCTGCGGCGTTGCTCTGCTCGGTCCGGCGCTGGACGGTGGCGAGGTAGCCCAGCTCATCGACGAGGATGTTTTCGGCAACGTCGTTGCTGGTCAGCGTGGTGCGGAACTGGAAGCCACGGCCACGGAAAGTGCCGTTGACGAACGGCTGCCATGCGTTCCACGTCGGAGTGCTACTGGGGTTGTCGGTGGTGCTGCGGAGTTCGAGGATGGCGTTCACCGCGTCGATCACGCCGCCGTCCCAATCGCTCCAGTCGTCCACATCAGCAAGGCGGCTGTCGATCAGATCGCTGGGGTAGTAACCACGGGTGACGAAGTAGCGGCTGAAGTCGATGGAGAAAGTGTTGCCGAAATCAACGGTGGTGGCGAAGTCGTAGGTGCCGGAAGACTGCACCGAACCCATCACGTCGAAGGTGGGCAGCAGATCCACATCGGGCACGTCGTCGAGCAGGTCCGAGCCATCCAGCGTCAGGGCGTCGAACTCTTCGCTGTAGAAGGTGTTGGTGCGTGTGCCCTGGAACGGTGGGACGTCTTGGTCCTCGCGGCGGTTGATCAGGGTGAGGGGTGCCAGCGTGTCGGGCAGGTCGATGATGATGCTGGTTTCGCTGGTGCTTTGGCGGCCGCCGTCGTCCTCAAACTTGACCAGCACTTCGCCTTCCACCAGCGGGATGATTGCCTCAGTGGCGCTGCCCGATTTGGCGGGGATCAGGTCAACGCTGTTGCTCCAGCTCGCGCTGCCATCCGTCAGGTTGCTGTGGCGGATGTGGATTTTGCCGCCAACCTTCACGTCGAGGTCTACGGTTTCGTCCCAGCGCAGGCGACCGGAGTTGGCGTTGATGGCCTCGAAGCTGAGGTTTTGAACATTGCCGGGAACAGCGGTTTTGCCGATCGCTGCAAAGTTCAGTGAGGCCGGCGACGTGCTTGGTGTGCGCGCACCGTTGAGCGTATAGACCCGGATCTCGTAGGTCTGTGCAGTGGTGTCGAGGATCTCGTAATCAGTCTGCGGAACGTTGACCGTTGTCCAGTTGCCATTCAGTGGGCGCCATTGCACCTGATACTCAGATGCACCGACCACAGCGCCCCAGCTCACAATCAACTTAACCCGTGCTTGGCCGTTGCTTTCGTAGATGGTCTCCGATGCTGTGAGGTTGCTCGGCGCTGGCTTCGGTTCGTTGAGCTTGGTGATATCACGAGCCTCGAGCTTGAAGCCGCGCTCGACGTAGTTGTATTTGCTGGCGTTGTACGCGATCGCGGTGACTTCGTACTGAACGCGATCAATCTCGCTGACGGTCAGCACGCGCCAAGTGCTGGTCTCGATTGTGCTGTTGCTCAGCACCCAGATGCTATTTGCGTTGGGTGCGGCACTGAACGCGGAGGCGACTGTAATATTTGCGCCAGCAATGCTGCTGATCGCCTTGGTCTCGACGGTGCCATCAGGCAGGATCACCGATAGCGTCGCGCTGCCAGTGGTGACCAGATCGGTCTCGGCGGTGTCGTCGACCGTGATCACGGTGGTGGTGGCTGCTGCGATCCGGCCACCGCGGCGCACACCAGACTTCACCGGATCAGCGATCTCGATCACTTGGCCTGGCCGCACCAGCACACCGGCATCCACGGAAGTCTTGAAGGAGACCACCTCGGTTTCGTACTGCTCGGTATAGAGCAGCCACTCACCGAGGCGGGCAGCTTGGCCGCGACTGGTGCAGGCAAAGGCTTTGATGTTGGTGGTGATCACGCCATACTTCGCGATGGCTTCCTTGTCCTCCACCACCTCGTAGGCAATGTCCTGCGTCTCGAGATCGAGGTAGCTGATGATCGCGACCGTGTGCCTGGTCTTCAGGTCCGAGCCGGTGTAGGTGAAGCCATCAGCACTGACATTGGCCAGCGTGAATAGGTAGCTGGCATCGGTCGGCTTGTCCTGACTGATGGTCAGGCTGCCGGTGCTCCAGTACGGCATCACCCGCATCACAGAGCACAGATCATTGATCAGCTTGTAAGCCTCCTCCTGGTTCTGGATCAGGGCATTGCAGGAGAAGCGTGGCTCGGTGCCACCGAAGCCATCGTCGACGCTGCTGGATGCGTACTGGCTGGCGGAATAAAAGGCGAACTTATCAAGCTGGCTGGCGGTGATGTGATCGCCCAGTCCCCAACGAGTATTTGTCAGCAGTGCGTAGAGGATCCAAGCTGGATCTGAAGTCCAGACCGCAGCGCCGAAGGTGCCATCCCATACGCCGGCATAGCTGATGGCGCCGGTGGTTTGATTCACGGTCCCGTTGCTTGGGATCTGCACCTTCATCCCGCGGACGCGATAGGTGCGGCTGGGGATGCTGCTGAACTGCTCAGCATCCAAGCGCATTGCAACCAGTCCGCTGTTGGGATAACGCAGTTTCTGCTCAGTGATTTCGGTGTAGCTCGACCAATAAAAGTCGTTGAGCAGGTTGGTGTCGACGCTATCGGCGGTGACGCGCACCACGCGCACATCAACCGGGAACGCCCCGGTGAAGCTCACCTTGTAGTCCTTCTGATATTGATCAGCGGTGCGGCCGGCGATCGTGTCATCGATCACGGTGGTGTAGCCGCCACCGTTGTATTGCACTTGGATCCGCAGATTCAAGTTGGTGCCTCTTACATCACCCTCATCGGTGTATTGCTCAAGTCGCGGCACCGTGATGGTGACCCGAACGGCGTCGACTGTGGTGTCGGTGATGGTGCGTGTGATCGGCGTGGCCTGCTCGACCTTCACCTGAACGCTGCTTTCCCGTTCAATATCGGAGAAGCCGGGGATGTAGGTCTGCGCCTGCGTGCCATACCTAATCTGCAGCGTGACGTTCTGGAAGTTGTAGTCGGCCGTCTGCGGATTTGTCGCATCAGCGCCTTGACGCAGAATCTGCGTGCCGTTCAGGAATACATCCTTGAGCAATGCTCGGTTGTAGTCAGCGCTATCGCGCGCATAGGCCGCGGCCGATGGAAAACCTTCGATCTCGCCTTCACTCAGCAGGTCGACGAACGTCGCATATTGCTTCGAGGCCAGCGTGTCGGGATCACGAACTGGCGTCCGAGTTGGCGCAACAACGGTCTGCTGGACGACGGTTGTACCACCGCCGCCGCCGCCGCCACCACCTGCACCACGGATCAGTTCGCTCATGCTTCTATCTGCACGGTGTCGATGCCGGCCGAGATCACCACGGAGCCGCAGATCACTTCACCGAACGCTAGGGGCAGCGGCACACCTGCTCGGCTGGTGTTCTGGATCCCGCTGAAGCTGTAGGACTTCTGCGGATCCATCTCGGTGTTGGTGGTGCCTTGTGGTCCGCTGTAGGTGCCAGAGCTGGCCAGCGTTGGGGTTGGCGTCAGCGCCTGCGAGATGCCGCCCAGGATCAGAGCACCACCGAGCAGACCGATCTTGGTGACGGTGGCACCAGCAAGGCCAAGGCCAAGGCCAGGGATGAAGATCGCTGCAGCGACCAAAGCAACGCCAGCAAGGATCTGCCCCACACCACCACCAGCACCGCCGATCACCGGCACGATCTTGATCGCATTGCTGCCAGCCGGACCATGCAGCTCCTCCATTCCTACGGCATGATCACCGACGATCACGCGATAGTGGCGCGCCTCTTGGCACATGTGCCGCTCGACCTGCGGATAGTTGGCCAGCAGGAATCGAATCGCCTCTGCTGCACTATCAACGGCCGCCATGAACTTGCGCCGTCCGAGGAACTTGGCCAGCTGCCCATACACTCGGATCTCGCGCAGCATGGCAGTTCTCAGCCTTCGATCAGTTTATCGGCGTCGCGATGGCGCAGTCTACGGCCGGTGCAATTTTGCAGCCAACCGCCGTACAGATCACGACTCGAGAGGCGACCGCGGAGATGGTGCAGCACCAACTGATCACCGATATACACACCGCAGTGGTTGAGGCCGCTGCCTTCGATGTTCATCAGCAGGCCATCGCCAAACTGCAGTGGCTCCTCCTCCGGCAGTTGATAGAAGCCAGCATCCTTCCAGAAGCCATCAAATAGCGGCTGCGATTCGAAATCTGCATGGGTGGCCGGTCGATCCCAATCCGGTAGATCGATGCCGTGCTCGCCGTACCAGTCACGCACCAGTGTCCAGCAGTCGCTCACATCCCACACCCAGCTACGGCCGATGAGCGGTGCCTTGTAGCCAGTGGGGTGCGTTTCAGACCAGGCTTCGGTCTTCGGGTTGTAGATGAACCAGGGCAGGCCGGTGGCCTCGATGCTGATCAGATCGGCCTGGCTCGGTTCCGGCGGCGTCACCGGATGGCTATGGAAGACAGCTACGACTTCCCCTGCCTCCTCAGCAGCCG